CTATTGTAATTGTCGGATATGTTTGTTTAAGCCATTTACAAAAATCATCTAGGTGCGGAAGCCATCCATTAAAAAAACAACTGAATCCTATCATTTTAGTTTGACTTGTAATTCTACTTTTGGCTAGCTCTTTTAATTCTTCAGGAGTAAATGCCGAAACAAAATCTATAACTTCGCAGTCCCAGCCGTCATTACGAAGCACCGATGCTATACGATACGCTCCGGATATGCGATAATCAACCATTCGATTAACAGCAAATATTAGACTATGAAATTTTTTGGGCATACAGTAATTATGTAAATATTCCACTAAGGAGATGTTTTATGAAGTGCGTTATAACAGGACACACAACTGGGTTAGGTAAAGCAATGTATGAAGCATTTAAGTCGGCTGACTGGGAAGTAATCGGAGTTAGTCGCCAAACTGGATATGATTTGAATACTGATATCAGCCGAGTAGTAGACTTAGTTAATAGCGCCGACTTGTTTATTAACAATGCCAACGTTAACAGAGCGCAACTCAATTTACTAAACGCAGTTGACAAAAATGTTAAACAAATTGTTCTAGGTAGTGTAGCAGGAGAATTCAATCAACAACTACAATCGGACTATAGCCAACATAAAGCAGATTTAGCACAACGATGCCGTGAACTAAGTTTACTACCTGATACTAAAATATTACATATTCAAATATCCATGTTGGAGGATGCCGTAAATGGAGATGTTTTGATTAAGTATCAAGAAGTGTTAGATGTTATAGACTTTTGGATGACTAATCCAAGATTTACAAATATCGCATTTGAGTTTAAACTAACACCATTTACTTTGGAAAGAGCTAAAGTAGCATTTAACATAACTCCAGAAAACTTAAATCACATTGTGTCAAAGATGTGCGAGGAAACAAAGTCAGGATTATGAGGTACGATTTAAACAATACACATATTAAAATTTATTACGAAACTTGCTCGGAATTTGAGGAAGTACGTAACGAAGTTCTCGCCGAGGGAAACTGGTTGGGAGAAAATTATACTAAAGAAAAACTAGTCATTGAAAAGCACAAGGGATTTGGAGTAGTATATCAGACTAGTACTGGCAAACCTATGGTTATGGGCGGTGTATATCACGATGAACGGTATCCTTCTAACATAGCAAATATTGTACATCGAGGTTTTACATTTCCAGAATTTAGAATGACTCCCCGAGATATGACAGACGGGTTCAGAGTAACGTATAGTTTAATGCGAGCATTAGAAGCGGTAAATACCTTTGATGGTTATATTCTTACAATGCAAAATAGAGATAAGAAAGATAGCAAGGGTTGGTGGGACAGGGTATTTGTAAAACACATGCTGATTGCCAGCGAAGGCAATTATGTAAATGGCAGCGGCTATATACAAACTGCTCCATGGAATGTACAGAAGTGTTGGCAGAACTTTGTTTACCATGAAAAAGTTCCAGGAGTTATTACTGAACAATGGAACCCTAAATTAATTACACACAACGAATGGTTGGAATTGGATCCAGGATTATGAACTTAAATTTAAAAATTAGACTAGCACAAATCATTGGACACATTGCCAGTATTGCGGCGCTGTATTATGCTGTACAAACAGAACAGTACTATCTATTATTAGTTACGCTAGTAGTATGGTTCTTTGTCGGGCCGGTTAGTCAAGTACTAACATTACATAGACTATTATCACATCGTAGTTTCAAAGTAAGTAAATGGATGGAAGGTCTACTTTCACTCATAAGCGTTATATCAACTGTAGGCCCTACTATGTCTTGGGTTAGCACACATAGAATTCATCACGCTAATACAGACACTGAGGAAGACCCGCATAGCCCAAATGTCAACGGTAAGTTTTCTGTACTTCGAGGATTTCAAGTATGGATCGGATATGGTTGGAAAATGCACAAACTAACTCCGTTTCTTGTTAAGGACCTGATGCGTCATCCAATACACAAGTTTATCTTCGATAATTATTTTAAAATTATCTTTGCTTACTTGTTATTGCTATTAGCAATAGATCCAATTCTAGTGTTGTTTGCTTACGCACTTCCTATGAGTGGCACAGTATTACTAGTGGGCACAGTTAATGTCTTAGGCCATGTACACGGATACAGAACTTACGAAACACGCAACCTAAGTACCAACAGTTGGCTTGCTAACATCTTTAGTATGGGTGATGGTTGGCATAATAATCATCATGCTAATCCACAAAACTATCGAGCAGGTGAAAAGTGGTGGGAGTGGGACTTAATGGCTAGGGTCATTAACTTGATCCGTACTGACCTTCGTTAACGGAATATCTGCGGCGCAGGTACAGAAATTACGGTCGCACGTAACTGGATCGCTAGGAGCAACGAAGTCGCCTTTATATATGTTGCCAAGACTACCACCAACTCTACAGGTAGCTCTGTGTACATCTCCGTCCCAATTAATCATTAGGCTTTCTATACCTGCGTTGCAAGTCCAGCCTTTGTATTTGTTAAGGTGTAATTTAATAACATCATTAGCATGTATTATCTGTTTGCCATCAATTACACAGTTCCCTTGAACGGTTGCTTCTTGTTTTTTAATCCAAGCTAAGTCGTCTGGATGATAGCGCATGTCGTCAAACAAATCATGGTCACCTTCGGTCCAGCGTATGCGCCTTAGTGTAGCCGGAATATGATCATTTAGACATCTAGCAAACAACGTGTAGGCTGCGGTCATATGATCGTGATGACACATAATTTGTGCTATGAGTTTTATTTTAGTGGAGTCTGCGATTTTACTCATTGTGTTGTAAACACGTTGCCAGTCGTACTCTAAGTGTAAACTAAACACTAGCTGATCAACATTTAACCCAGCATAAAATTCATAAGGTAGTGTGCCGTTAGTTGTTACACTAATCCAACTAATTCCTTTGTAGTTGCAATACTTAATTAATTCTGGAAACTTAGGATGTACAGTAGGTTCTCCTCCGGTAAAACTCAAACGTATAGGTTTGCCTAACGTTATTAATTTGTCTACAGTTGCTTTAAGTATTTCTATATCAGTGTGAGGACTAGAGTTGTCGTGTATGCTACTAGGACAGTAACTACAATCATAGTTACAACGCTTGCCAAGATTCCATTCTATCTTAATACTATCCTGATGCGGCCATCTACTAGTTACTTTAAACATATGGCTTGAACTCTGGAGTAACTGTCGTGAAACTTTGGTCACGTGTTTTATCTAATCGTTTATTAAATTCTACGCAGTCTTGCCATTTTTCACTTTGATCACGTGCTTGTAGATAGTTAATGTTATCTTGTATTTGGCCGTGTGTATATGCCAACAATTCTGGATGCTCTTTAACTAATTTAAAGTCTTTAACACGCTTATGAACGGCAATTAATTTATCTATAGCTAGTAGTCGAAGGTCCACTGGCATGACCTGTGCTGATAACACCTTAGGGTACTCGACACGGTGAGTATGAAATATAATGCCTAAGTCATTTAAAAAATATTCTATTATTTTATCTAATACTAATACGTTGCTAACTTGTACAGTAACAGCACCAACTATTCGACTAATGTTTGGAATGGTTTGTATTTGTTTAATATTGTTTATTAATTCTGCCCAGCTAGCATTACCGCGTATATATTCGTAGCTTGTACCAATACCGTCTATACTTACATTTACAGCTACTGATTTAAACTTAGGCCAGTACTCCCACACTGTACGATTACTTTTTCCCAGCATACTTAGATTAGTTGCGTACTTGATTTCAATCTGATGTCCGTATGGCGCAAGCATATCTAATATACGATAGTGTTGCGGATCCATTAAGGGTTCGCCGCCAGCAAACTCTACACGCCTAAAGTGCGGCAGTAACTTTTCTAAACTTGCCCACCATTCAGGATTATCTTGAAACTTATCGAGATGCGGCTTTTGTTCAAGTCCGTGTTCTTCTACGATGGCATACATTATGTTGCCTTCTGCTTTGTAGAAGTCTTTAACTTCACT